TCCTGCGAACAATGTGTTTGCTTCGTTGTAGAATGCTTCTGTGCCATCTGGTGCTGAGTAACGTGTGCGCATTGCGAAGATAAGTCCTGTTGGACCTGTCATTGGCTGCACGCCACAGATATCATAAGCCATAAGGTTTGGAAGTGCGCGACGAACTAATCCGATTAGGATTGGGTCGAAGCCTTGGATGTTGCCTGAAGATGGTGATGTTGGAGCAACGTTTACTGGTGTTGCTTCAAACAAACGACCCATACTCACTGCTTCTTCGTGTAGGGCGCGTTCTTGGTTCTCTAGAACTAGGGCAGTTACAGCACGCTTGTAGTTATCTGTAATCTTTGGGAGTTCTGGGTGATCAAGAACAGGAGCCCACTTCTTTGCATGTGTTTCATTTAGATACATGTTAGATACTCCGTTCTGTTAATATACTTCACTTTGGAAGTGTTTTTGAGATTGCTTTAACATAATTTGCCATATACGAAGGAACGTCTACTTCTGGCTGCGCTTCAGACGTCTCTGCTGCTGCCGTTACCTCACTCACGATTTTCTTATTTGGGAAGTAGTTCTCGCGAATTACTGCGAGCTTATTATTAAACTCACCTTCTGTGGTGAACTCCACGCCCTCTGCGAGCGATTTCATTTTCGCGATTTGCGTTTCGGTTAGACCTTCGCAAACCTTACGAATTGATTCATTTTTCTTGGCTTCGTTGAGTTCTTTTGAAAGAGCTGACAACTTCTCGGCAGATGCTGCAGCAGCTTCTTCTAACTCAACAACCTTTTCAGCAAGTGATTCAGCAACTTCGAGCTTCTCTTCTGGAAGGTCGATGTAGTGCTCTGCGAATAGATTCTTTAGACCATTAATAAAGTCTTCAGAAAGTTCTGCGCGGAGACCTGATTCAATTGCAACTTCGTTGTCTTTGACCCACTGCTCAACGACATAGTTTAGATACTCGTCAACTTGCTCAGCAAGTTCAACTCTGATACCTTCAACTGCTTCTTCTAGGATTGCGTCGTTGTCAGAAATAACATCTTCAACAATCTTTTCAACGCGAGACTGAACAGCTGCTTCGAAAATTGTTGTTGCTTTTGTACGGAATTCTTCGGATAGTGATTCGCCATTGAATAGAGCATCAACGTCTTCCTTCATGGAACCCTTGTGCTTGGCGACCATATCCTTCATCATTTCTTTCTTGGCTTCAGCAAGATCTTCTTCAGAAACTTCAACTGTTTCTTCTGCTGCTTCTTCAGCAACAACATCAGTTGACTCTGGAGTTTCTACTTCTTCCATAGCATCTGTTTTGGCTGACTTTGCGTCGCCCTTTGCTGTTGGTTCTGCTGCCTTCGATACTGAAGCAGCTGCTTTCTTTCCAACTTCTCCACCTGCTGGATCTGAAGTTGTTGCACCACCAAGGTCTTCTTCTTCGCCTGGTAGTTTTGCGGTTGGTTCTTTGCTTGCTGATCCAAGTGATGCCTTGAGGATTTCAGCAGCAGATTCTGTAAGCGACTTTGTCATTGTTTTAACTCCTAAAGAAGTAAATATATTTATAAAATTTAAAGTTTTGACACGAAGTTCGTGAAGATCTTCAATGCAACTTCATCTAATTGCTTTTGTTTGGCGCGTTTAATCTCTTCATAATAAGCGTTAATGTCAATTTCTTTGACCTTACCGTTATCCCATACCCACTCTTTACCTTCCATAATGCCTTGTACAAAAGCGCCTGGTGCGGACGGATCCGCCACGATATCTGCCGCTGTGGCTAGATAATAATCGTCTTGTACAACGTTGACACCATTCACTTCTTTGAGTGAACCCATGCCACGTGAAGAAACTCCAAGAGTTGCACCGCCTTCCATAAGGGACTTGGCAATCTTACCCATTGGTGTTTCTAAAATCTTTGCTTTACCTATGAAGACATTGTCTTCTTGCTTGAGGTTTGTGATAAGATGAGAAACGCGATCTAGATTAATGCTAGGTGAATCTGGGTGACCGAGTTCACCGAATGCGCGGTTCTTTTGAACATACTCTTCATTGTAACGTCCAACTTCGCGCGCGAGCGTTTCTGTCTTATACAAACGACCATTCTTATTCTTGGCTTCAGCCACTAGGAATGGACCTTGAATGTAAAGTGTCTTAACACCGTTTTTTTCTTCAGTGATTAACTTTACTTCTTCGATGGTTTCTGTGATTAGTTTCATTTTAACCCCAATGCCTTTCTTCGGCGTAGTGATCTTTTTCTTTTAATCATCGCACGAGCTGCTTTTGCTTTGCGTTTGATTTTTGCTTTACGCTGAGAGATTCTTCTCTTTAGTCTTTCAGAAGAAGTCATACGAACCACTTTACCACCACGAATTGTATAACCTTTAACTGCTGAAAATTTCTTTCTTCGTTGTACTGTAACTTTACCTTTTACAGTACGCACACGCGCACGAATTAATTTTGTACGACCCATGCGAACAACATTGCGCGCTTCACTGATTATTCTTTTTACTACAGAAAGAACACTCATTTGCCACCAATTGTAAAGTTGACTTTACTTAATGCAAAATGTGCTGCTTTAGTAAATCCTTTTGGATCTTTTAACATCTCAGCAAACTTTTGTTGGTTTTCTGGATTTAATGCACCATGTACCATATGAATTGCTTTTGCTGCACCGTGACTAACTTTGAGTTTAGAACCGTCAGCAAACTTAAAATGTTTTGCGTGAGATGTTACATTGTCTTGCTGAGCATATTTTGCAACTTGCTCTAGACTTTCCATTACATCTTCAACTTTTTCCGACACGCCAACTAATTCTTTCTCTGGACCAGCAGAAGAATATGGAACTGTAAACGACATTCCTAACTTCTCATTTTGATATAAAGCAACACGCTTTCCGTCTGGGAAAATTCTAACGCCACGACGCTTTAACACCAATATCATTGGTGGATCGTTAAATGTTGCTTCGGTAATATAATCGTCGCGAGAAATTTCGTAACCATTCATAAGATTACGACGAACAGCTGCTGTAGATTGCTGAGAACCAAGAGCTGCTGCAGCTGTAGATTGATAGTAACGATTTAGAACATCGCGTTGATTGCGTGGAAGTTTTACTACATCACCAACTTTTGCGTGACGCGCCATCGCAACTTTAAGTGCAGGCAACTCACTGGTCTTCATCAAACCAGCGCGAACAAGCTGAGCGATACGCTGTGCTTGTGTTCTATTCTGCGTTTGTTGCGACTTCTGCTGCTGGTTCGGCGTTGGCGTCTGTTGTGCTGCCATCGCTGCTTCCGTCAACTTCGATCGTAGGTTCTGTAGTTTCATCAGATGTTTCTTCTGTACCGAGTAAATTTGATGCGATTTCTACTTTCTTAATTTCTAATGCGTCTGTAACTTTAGCAGCCATTGCTTGTTGAAATGCGGCAGTGGTTGCTTCTTTGTCACCAGATAATGCTAAATTCACGAGTTCTAATGTGTCCATAACTACTCCAATTATTTAGTTAATTGTGAATTAAATGCTTGATTGAGATCCATTGCTTCAGGAGCTGGAGCTGCTGCACCAGGAACACCTGTAGACATTGGCATAGCAGGTTCTTCTGCTTTTTCTATTTCCATCTGTTCTGCAATTTCTTCAATCTCTTCTTCGTCCATACGCAACACTTTCTTACGAATCCAATCTTTAGAGAAATATACTCCAACATATGGATCAATTTGTTGCATAATCTGTAATCTAGTTGCTAATAGTTCTGCTTCTTTAAGTTCAGCAAAGTTATTATCTTTGAGGAAGTCGTAGTGAATCTTTTGTTTCAATTCATTCCACTCATCGACTGAGCAAATACCTTTAAGTGCTAATTGACGCTCCATAAGTTCATCGAACATCAATGTAAATTTGCTACGAATGCGGTCGATAAACTTCATAAACTTTAGTTCATCACGAGTAACCTCTGTTGAACGACCAAGGCTAAACCCTGTTTGTGGTTCAAGTCTAGATACAGGAACGTTTAATGACTTGTAAAGTTTTTGCTCGAAATACTTAACGTCAGCAAGCTCGCCGAGATTCTCACCAGCTGGTAGTGTAGTGATCTCTGTTGATTTACCTTCACCGCGACGTGGAATCCAAAAGTCTTCCATCATTGACATAAACTTGCGATCGTCTTTGACTTCACCAGTTGTTGAGTCATAAACAACCTTGTTACGGAACTTCGTCATAATATCGCGGAGATATTGTTCTGACTTAATCTTCGGCATGTTACCAACGTCAATATAGAACACACGACGTTCTGGTGCACGAGAGATACGATAGATAACAATCGCATCTTCAACCATGCGTAATTGATTGAGTGGTTTAATTGCTTTATGTAGATAACCCAAAACCATTTGACGTTTTGGATCTAATAAACCAGAGTTAACATTGACTACTGCATCAGCAGCAATCTTTACACCTGAATCTGTTGGAGAAGCAACAAATGTTTGACCCATTTCTGTTGCTTTATCGTTGTAGACATAGAACTCTCTTGAGCCTGTAACAACTTCAATACCTGTACGTGGATCTTTTTTCTTATCTAGAACACGAATCTTTTTAGTTTTTCTTGGATCAAGATAAACTAGTTCGCGAATACCAAGTTTAGGTTGCTTCTCGTCAATGAGCACTTGAAAAAACAAACGACCATCAATATACCAGCGACGGAAAACATCATTGCCGCTGTTTGAGAAGTCTAGTAAACGTAGAACTTCATCAAATTCATCACGAATCATTTCTTTAATGTTATCAGGTTGTTCTAAATCGTCAAGAATAATTGTGACTGATTTACCTTTCTCGTCATGAACAATTGCTTCGTTAACAATGTCATCAATCGCAGACTCGAGTTCTGGCTGCATTGCCATCTCACGATAGCGCGTGATGAGATCGTTCTCGGTTTTAAAGGAAGATTCTAGATTAAGATAAGTGCCAAAATAACCACCAGAAGTGATAGTCACTGCACCGTCGTCTGTTGTAGGTGCAGTGACCGCTGGTTGCACTTGCTCTGTTTGGTTTCCGCGGACTATCTGAAATCCGAAGAGATTAATTCCTGCCATATACTAACTCCATGATAAAGAAGTAACCAAAAGGATCAAACCACTGATTCGGCTGCAGCTTCCCACCATTGATAAGCAAACGTCACTGAGTATTCTTCGATCGAATCATTGTTGCCCCAATCGAGATCGATTGGTGCGAGGTCATTTGGGAATAGACCAACAAATTTATAAGATTTGATGATCTTACCTGTCTTGCCGTAGTGTTTGACGAACGCATCAGTGCCATAAGAAGTTGGCGTTGCGGCTGATGCAGAGCGAGTGTTGAAACGATGAGAATTAATTCCATTCATCCAGCGCTCGAAGGCATTGCGGACAACGAAATCTTCGTCGTTTAGAACTGTTACTGTCCAGTCAGCAAACGTACGATTGCCAGCAAACTTTACTTCGCGACCGAAGTATTGTACTGGAACCACACCTACTGTTGATCCTGGAATTTGAGCAGTCTTACAAACGAAACGTAGTTTTCTTGCAGCATTGCCTGGGAGAGAAAAAAACGGAAAGTTCATCTCAACTTCAAACAGATTAGCGCGAGCGCCATCAAACTGCATTTGAGAACGAAATTCAGATACATTAAAAGCCATTGTATTCTCCTGACTTTATCCTATTCTATTTATTAGAAGCGTCCAACAATCTCGTCGAATGCTACGCCACTGCGAACAGCGACAAAGTTCAACTGAATGAAGTTTACGCTTCTTGCTGGTTTGATGTAGATATCGCCAATAAACTCATTGCGGTCGATAACTTCTGGCGTATTGTTTGTTTCGTCACAAACACAACGGAAGTCATAGATACCGCGACGACCCTGGACATCGCGCAAGAATGGCTCAACGAGTGCTACGAACTGTGCTCTTGTAAACTCATCATTGAATTCGAAGAGACTTGAACGAGCAGCTGCGGAAATCGCCTTTTCTAGTACGATGAACAAGCGACGAACATTGATACGATCAAATGCACTTGGGCGACCCTGTAGAGTCTTGTCTCCGAAGAGAACAGTACCTTCTCCTGGGAAGGAAACAACTGGGTTAACACCATCCTTGTATAGCGTATCGCGTTCTGCTTGAGTTGGATTAAATGCCAACTTGACAAGATTGCGAATCTGACCACGATTTAGACCAGCTGGTGAGAACCATGGGTCACGTTGTAGATCGGTGCGAACGCAAAGACCAGCAACGTCAGCATTGAGCGGAATCCAACGATACACGTCGTTGTATTTGTCATACTGATACTTCCAACCTGAGTCCATTACACCGTAAGATGTATCGGTTAGAGCATTGCGATAATTAACCACCGCATCAGCAGAGGCTAGAGCGCCGACAACGTTTGCTTGGGCTGGAGATACGAACGCAACGCAATCCTTACGATTTGATGCAACTGTTAGATACTCATTGGCTACAGCCACTGAGTCGATTGCTGAGTTTGCTCCAACGCCGCAGTCACCTGCGAAGAGTAGAGAAACATCAACCTTTTCCTTGTTATCAAACAAGTCAATTCCAGTTACGATATCGCTTTGCTTTACTGAACCATCAGCACCATTCACGAGAGAATATGTTGTGTTTGAGAATGCTGGTGAGTGGAATGTAGCACTTGCACCGCTTACGGTTGCAACTGTTTGACCCCATGCGTTTGATGCACCAGAGCCAACAGCATGTCCTAACCAGTGAATGTATTTTGAATTGCGATATAGAACTTCTTTATAGTAGATTGATGAGCCATCGTCGCCACGTGCATCAGAGGCTTTTGATAGATTTGCCCAACGTTCTAGAACTGTATTTGCTGTTCCAGAAATTAAGCCATCTTCGTCAATAACTAGAACATGTAGTTCGTCTTTAACGTTAGTTGCGCCAAGAGAAACAGCATAGTTTGATGTTCCTGGCTGACTGTCAAAGTATGCTGAATATCCGCCTGTGTTTGCTGCAGTCCATGCGGCAGCTGAAACGGTATTGGCAAGTACAACTACTTTGAGTGAGTTTCCGATTGTTCCAGGATAACGAGCAGCGAACTGTACGTTTGTATTTGAAGCAGAATATTGATTGTTAAAATATTCTTCATCATTTGGAATCGTTGCATAGTGGCTTGTGTTAGAAACTGCGTTGTTTGAGCAGTTTGCGCCAACAGTTCTGTTGAGTGCGCGAACCACACGGAGATCGTTGCCGTATGCTAGGAAGTTTGCAGCAGAGATAAATGATCCTGCAGTGTTTGAATCTGGTTCAAAGAATTTTTGAGCGAGATCTGATTCGCTAGAAACTTGAACAATTGTATTTGCTGGACCCCAGCGGAATACGCCAACCGTTGCACCAGTCGAAACACCTACAGCTGGAACGGAAGTTGTGAGATCAATTTCAGAAGTGTTAACTCCTGGAGAAACTAAAAATGCCATGGTTTTACTCCTGTCTTGGAGAAATAGAAATTCTACGGTTTATTTAGTAAATTGGGGTTTTTAACGATCAACGACCTTCCACACTGCACCATTGGAAACAAAATCAAACTCTCTACCATCTACATCAACATGTCCAGCCAACGGCATTGGTAGCGATTCTTCTTCAATTTGTCGCATCTGTTCCTGATATAGTCGTTCTTTTAGATTTGTATTTGTAAGGTCAGCAAAAAAGGTTTGATTTGTCATCCAAGAGAACAGTACCAAGCACATAACCAGATCATCATGCGAACCTTCTTCAGCCTCGAAGCTGCCACCTTTAGCAATGAATGTTGAGAGTTCAGAGATTGTATCGAAATCCTCGACTAACAATTTCTGAGATTCAATGAGACCTTTCATAATAGAACAACCCAAACGTTTTACAGACTTGGTGGTTCTAATTCCACGATTAGACTTATTGCCATAACCCCATGTAAGTGCAATTTTGCCTCTGATATCCACAGTTGATAAAATATTTTCATATTCATAATCTTCAAATAAACTATCCACAACCTGCTGACCATTGTCATTAATTTCAACCATGGCATAGGCTTGGTTATAGTAGTCGCCCAACTTCCTTAAGATTGATGGATAAACCAATGGGCTAATGTTATTGTCTTTATATGTTGCGACAACTTTATATGGAATAGAGCAGTCAATTACTACGCATGCTGAGTAGTCTAATCCTTTGCCGCGAGAAGTGTCAGCAACTATAACGTAATTGTGACCCTCTTGTGGCTGATTGTAAACCTTAATACCATTCTCTGAAACATGAAATGGTTTAACGAATGCAAGGGACTTGAGAGCTGCAGCTGACAGCAGAGTTCCAGCTGAACCCATAAACTCGCATTCCATTTCTTGTAAGAACTTTGCCTCACCAAGAATACGCCTTTGATCATCTGCCCATGCTTGGTCGCGACCTGGAACCTGACGCCAGTTGGCTTCAATATGTGTGAATCCATTTAATCCTTCAACGGCTTCAGTCCACATTCTGTAATAGTGATTCATACCATTTGGCGTGGAGGAAATGAGAATCTTAGATTGTGTACCAGAAGAAATGGTTGGATAAACAGAGGTGAAAAACTCGTCAGCGATATTACTTGGCACGAACGCGAATTCGTCAAGATACAGTAATGAAATAGAGTAACCGCGGATCGCGCTAGAAGCCGTTGACGTTGCCATCACGCGACAATTGTTCTCGAGTTCAATGTCACCCTTGTTCCATACACGCACACCTTGTTGTAGCCACAAAGGCAATGCTTCGTAGGCAATTTTAATACGATTTAAAATTTCGCGTGCTGTTGGTGCTTTGTTGGCTAAAATAGCAACGAACTTATCTTCATTAAATAAGATGTACCACAAAATATATCCAACAACCATCGTGGTCTTACCGACCTGACGACCTGCCTTAACTATGACGCGACGATTGTCGTTAATATCTGTGACAGCTTCTTTTTGAAATGGATATAACTTAATCTGCACGAAGCCTTTGTCAAGAGTAATAATCTTAACATAATTCTCAATAAAGTAAATTGGGTCTTTAGAACATCTGATGAACTCAGTAATTTGTTCTTCAGTCATCGATTGAGCAATCCCAACTCTCTTGAGTTTAGGATTACCCAAATAATGTTTCATTCTAGTCGTTAGATTCATTCTTTAATTTCTTCAATAGATCAGCTGTAGACCCAACGAATACTGCTTTGTCGACATTAATATTTGTTGGAGCAGCATCTTTAGGCTGTAATTCTCTTTGCTGTTTTTGTAGAATCATTAATTTCTCTGTAACATCAGAGAGATTTTTGATCATGTTTGCTGCTACTTCATACGCTCTTGGGTGTTGCGATTCTTTCGCCACTTCAAGAATGCCGTCCAAAGCCTCGTTACCCCTTTCGATAAGGTTATAATAATTAGAACGAGAATAGTCAGCATCAGGATTAGCAACTGATCCGTCTGGTTCATGAATAGTAACACTTTTGCTTTCTTCCTTTACCGCAGGAATATAATCAGTGTTAAGTATTTCGGCAAGATTTTTATCTACTTCGCTCATAAATTATGTAATGTTAGGATATTGCTCAAGTGTTTCTGTAAATCCGAAATCATCATTTGCATTAGCAGTTGATGGATTTGGCGCTACGGTTAAGTTCATAAGTTGATTATTATTTGCAACAAACGAAGACATTGTATATGAAGTATTTGTAACAGCACCAGTAAGTTTTCTTCCAACTTCTAGTGTGCCTGCAATATCAGTTACTATGATTTGATTTGCAGTATTATTCCATGCTTCCACGAATCCGCTTGAATTTGCAGTGTATAATGTTTTACCTTCGTAAACAAGTTCACCGATCTTATAATCTCCTGAACCTGATGAAAGATTAATTTTTCTTTCGTTTGTTTGTAAAACAGATGAATCGAATGTATTTGCAGTAACCTTACGAATAAGTTTTCTTGTTTCGATTGGTCCATACAAATATGCTTTGACGGTAAATGTGAGTGTCCAAATAAGTGTGCGCAATTCTTCAGGCTCGCCAACTTGCCTAGAATCTTGATAGTCTATTGATTCTAGAACAATAGGCACATCTATTTTTTCTCCAACGACATCACTAAAATTAATTGTGAGCGTATAATCTGGTGTGAAGTATGGCAAAATTTGTTCGATAATTTGTGTGCCATCTTCAGTGTTACGCACGTAGATGTTTAACTGAAATGCGTAGTTATATGGTGTCGTGTATGCAGATCTAATTGTTGTGTTTGTGTTTGCGCTATATGCGCTGTTGAATATTGATTTAGTTCTAAGCGGATCATATGTTATTGATACAAGTTCAAACGTCATTCTTGGTAGAGTGATCTGAACTTCTTTCGTTAGACCTGGATCTTGCGTGATACGCTGAAAGAATTTTTCTTTTGCCATGTATGACAATGGCACAGTGATTCTTTCGATCTCTGTTGTGCCTGCTTTGTCATAGCGAATCATTCGAAGATTGTTGAACAATGTTCCGAACGCAACAACAAGTTTGCGTGTGATTCTATGATAAAAATATTTGTCTGATAACATTATTCGTCACTCGAACCGAACGGATTCGTTTCGCTCCAATCTATGATACTATCTGATTCTGTTTCAATACGAACATTATCATCAAACGCACTCGTAGCATCTTCCTGTGTATTACCACCATCGAGTGTCCAAGATGCTCCAGTTGTGCTTCCAACAATTGCTACGTTCGTAGCAAATATACCTTTAGCATTTCTAATGCGAAGTGTTCTGTTTGGTCTATCCCACTCAGAAACATATCCCTTTGCTGTTGCAGCGGCAAGTGAAGCACCCTGATAAACAAGTTCCATATCATCGTAACTTCCACTGCCACCTGTTTTTAGTGTATACTCAACAGAAAATGCATTGTTATCTGCGATATTATCAATTTCTTGAATACCAGTGTTAATCAACTCACCATTGTATCTAAACGTTTCAATTGTTAGTCCGTACATGTATGGTGCTTGTTTACCTAATTGGAAAAAGTTTTTTTCTTCTTCAACCTTTTTTATTTCTAATAATTTTTGTTGAACAGGAAGATAAATTAAATCTCCTTCCTTCGGTAACAATCGAATTCCTGTAGGTAATAGTCGTTCGAATGTTCTGCGCGCAACAGCAACCTTTGCTGCCTTTTGAATTTCTAAACCAAACTTCGAAAAGAACTCAGAGTTACCTTCAAAGTCGTTGAACGTCTCCAAATACATATCAATCTTAATTGCAAGATTAAAGTATTTTACTGGATCATCACCAAACAATTCATCGATTGTTGACTGTGATGTGCGTGGCAAATAATAGACATCAATTCCGTGGTTCCGAATTGATTCAATTATTAAATCTTCAACAAGAAATTGTTCTCTCGTTGCGCCTTGATTATTGAAGTAAACTGAAACAGGCATTTATCATCCAACTAGCATTTGTGGTGGAGATTCGTATACGTCTCTTAACTTTTCATCGAGCTCTTTGAGTTCTACAACTGCCTCATCATAAATTTGTTGTCCATTTATGACCATTCCACCTGGCAATACAAAGTTGCCATATTTCTTCAGATTACTTCCCCACTGTTCCTTGAACAGTGCAGTTGTATATTCTTTTAGCCAAGAATCGTTGAAGACTTTATTATAGGTGTCTGGATTTACTATCCTAACAGCCTCGAATGCAAGATAGTCGCCCACAGCAACTCTGTTTGCCCAATCCATTTGAATCTGGATTTGATTTACTTTTTTATTATACTTAAATGGCAATTCTCCAGTTACGATCATATCGAGCATCGCAAGGTGTTCTCTTGCAATGACATAATATGTGTATGAACTAGAGAGTAGATTGTAGAAATCATTTAGACGGATCTGATAGTTGATGTCAAAGATGTTAAATCCTTGTTGACTATCAGAACTGATGCTCCCTGAACTGATCGGAAGCACACGCGAAACGCCAATTATAGAATCGGCGACCGTGATATAGTTATTTGATACGTCCCCTGCAGTAACTGCATGCGCTAGATAAATTTCTTCTGTACCATCGTAGTGGTAATCGCGAAATTTTTGTAGAGCATCGTCGATGCGATCTTCCAGCTGATCGTCATCGACGTTAATATCAATTACTGGAAATCCAAGTTTACGGAGACAGTAGTCTTTTAATTGGGATCGAGAAGTAGGGGTCGCCATTAAAATTTCCTAGAATAGTGTATTCTAAGTATTTAGGCAATGGCGTTGCCCCTATTTGTTACTGCTGTGTAACTGGTGCGGTTCCCTGTGGAGGAACTTGCTTCTGTGCCTGAGCAACAACCTTGTTTAGAAGGTCATTCACAACACGATGTGGAAGTTCGCGGAGTGCACCTAGAACTAGATTCACTTCGTTTAGATCCAACTCAAGAGTAATTACGTTTTCAGTTTGAACATTGTCCATTATAGTTATCCTCAGTTATCAATTAAGTATTCGCGGTTTCAACAGTAGGTGGAGGAACTGGATCGCCAACCGTTGCAGGGTCAGCGAACGTGATTACTCCAATGTCACTTTTATGTATAACAGCACGTAGATGATCTTCGAGACGTTGCGTCCAAGCTGCTTGATCAAACACACCATTTACATAAGGAACATTGATTGATCTTGAAAACACATAGCCAAGATCATTTGTAAATGTTACCACTACGGAAACTGCATTGTTTGCAATTTCTGGATTGTTATATGTAATTGCCATGGTTTAATTCCTATTAGGTATTCGCAGTGTTTGCTGTGTTAGCAGCAGGTGCCCATGGAAAATCGTTACCACTGACTTCCACAACTGCATTTTTCTTGCTGTCGATTTGCTTTTGCATTTGCTGATCGATGTGTTCTTTGTAACCACCAACAACAAGTTCTTTGATCCAACCGAGTACTGTTTCTTCGGTTAAATCATTCCAAGCAGTAAAGTTTTCTGGATCTACTTTTGAAATATCAAAGGGTGTTGCACCAGAAAACGTTCCCTCTAGACCATCTTCGTCTGTCCCAGTAACTTGCCAATATGTTTGAACAATCACATTGGTGAGAGCCGAGTTTGATGTTTTTTTAATGCTTGTTAATTTCCAAGAATACGTGAGTGCCATTTTTAGTCCTCTACAGCGTTAGCATAATAATCTGTTGTTCTCAAGTGATTATACGCTTGAGTGATGTGATTGTCAACTGAATTCACATTGATAAAAAATTTGCAAATATGATCCATTCCAGCAGTTCCAATACTCGCATGGTATTTATTATCTGTTGGATTCACACCAATAAATCCAAGAGGTGCAGCATTGTTGGCTCTTGCGGCAGCATCTTTCCAAACAGTAACAGCAATTTTACCAATGTATCCAGCCTTCCAATAAACCTCTGGACCACGCGCTCCTGCTGTTAAACCGTCTGGTCGCGATGAGTCTGGTGGTGGTGGAATATCTGCTATGCGTTTTTCAACATCCACAGAAGTAACAACGTGATATGCGTTGGCAACTACCACACCTGTTCCTGGAAGTTCATAATCTCTAATCAATGCCATTATTTGTTCTCCAATTTAGCCAACAGACTATTTATTGTTTCCTGCATAGCATTCATTTTCTTGTTTTGTTCTTTGATTGCTTCGATCAAGAGACCTGTAATGTTTCCGTATGAGACACCAAATTCATCAACATCTTCTGCATAGGTAACTACCTCTGGGAGAATCTCGTTAATCTCTTGCGCAATTACACCGACTTGACGTTTTTTGGTTTCGTCATCAATCCTATTGTAATATACGCCGCGAAGATTGTCAACTTTATTCAACGCATTATCAATTGTAACAACATTTTCTTTCTTGCGTGCATCGGAATATGCAACGATATTACCTGTTGAATAGATTGCGCCATTGACATATAAGCCATAAGAAGAAGATGATGTAGAAGTGTTGATACTCTGGCAAACATTGCTATAATGGTAATATTGCGCCCATCTGCCTCCAGTCTCATAATAAATTCCACCGTTTGCGCTTCCGTCAAACATCAAGTGTGGGACATTACCACCTTCAAAAAACTGTATTCCTCTCCAACCGTTTCTAGAACCTTGGATCTGCCATGAACCATAAGATGAACCAGTATTTGGCGTGAAGTGAGCACCATTAGTATCAGAATAAAATCCTGTTGTATTAGTGTACATCCAATAATATTTGTAAAGATAGTTTGAACTACCATTTACTTGGAACACTAGTGTACCAAGATCATAATCTGTAAAGAAACGCATACCTTGATAACTTGGATTTGCGCCAAATGACAACCCTGTATGGAAACCTATACAGAGGTCTGGGTACGGATGCGTCCAAGCTCCAGCTTCTTGGTAAATGTTATAAGAAGGAGAACCGCGAGATGAACTTGCGCCACTAGAAGTTGGAAAATCAATTACGTTCTGAAGAAGAATTGAATATAATCTAGATGTACCTGCTGGATCTGTGTAATATGCAGTGTTGTTGCTGTCGTAGAAAATGGGTGCTCTTAACGAACTGCCCATAATTAAATCACCAGAAAATGTACGCCCTGATGTGTTTAGGTACTCAACCCATGCGCTAAATGTGTTTGCATTAATATTTCTTTGAAACAGTCTGTTAGCGTTATCTTCCCAACCCCAGGCAATTTGAGTTCCCCAATAGTTACCGCTATTGCTATGGCGCATGCTCTCATAAAACCACCATGAACCTGATGGTCCACCTGTACTAATATCACCATGAAAATTGTAAGATGATACAGGAGTATTTTGGAAACCAGTATTCCAGTTACCGTTTGTATCTCTTGCGCCTAGATAAGTGCTGGTGATGTTTAAATTAGAAGTGCTTGCTGCATCAATATAATATCCAGTGTTATTGCTATCATAAAATATTGGAGCCTGCATTGAAGTTCTTGCAACAACGTTTCCAGAAGTGTCAACAATAAGTTCTTCGTTTGCTTGTGCGAACCCATGATCAACAACAAAACTTGAACTTGACGCTTTTTTACCGACGAACGTTACATCAGAAAGAGCATTTTGCAATCTTATTCCTGCAGTAGCGTTGTTGTTAGTAGATAAAGATACGAGAGAATCATCAGTAGAAGTTACTTTAACAATACCGAAACCACTTTGATGAGACCCATTAACATTTAATTGAAAAATGTTTGAAACTGATGCAGGGTCTACATAAAAACTGGTATTTGCGCTATCGTAAAATATTGGTGCACGGAAACTTGTATTGATATGAGCAAAACCGCTATTTTGACCAGAAAATTCGAAATCATTGGCACCAAAATTCATATTCAAATATGAACTTGTACCGCGATTGTATGCTAATGCATATGCTTCACCACCACTAATACCAACTTCAAATGCCGCACCAGTATATCCAGTTCCAACATACCAACCACCAAAGCGACCTTGACCACTGGAAGTGGTGATATCATTTGTAAATTCTGGGTCAGTCTTTAATGCAAAACTTGAGGCATCATAACCATCAACAGTATCAGCATCAAGACCAGAACCAGAACCATCGTTAGCAGATGTCCAAATGTCATACCAAGAATTCCATGTGGTATCAATACCTTTTCTAATTCTCAATTGTGGAGTGCCGCCACCGTTTATCGCAGTAGAGCCAAATGCTAATTGATAAGATGCATCACCAGTAGATCCTGTTGTTCCATCCCATGGGTGATAACTTAATACACCAGCGTAATTTCCTCCAGTGCCTGTATAACCTGCACCTGCAAAATGAAATCTAAACGCTCGCGTTGCACTATTTGGATAATAAGGAGAATCACTAGGATTTCTATTGGTATCATTGTGAGTAAACCAATAATCTCCAGTATTTAAATTACTAGATAAAGTTCCACTAAACGTACCAGTTGCACCTTGAGCACCTGCTGCACCCTGTACGCCTTGAGCACCTTGTGCACCTTGTGCACCTTGAGCGCCAACAGAACCTTGAACACCCTGATAACCTTGTGCTCCTTGAGGTCCAATTGCAGTTGCTGAAGTAATATCGATATAAGTTCCAGTTGGCGCAGAAACTAAAGTGCCAGTGTGCGACCAAGACCCAGCATCATTTATTGAAATTGTATAATGCGAACCATATGTATAATTTCCAAAATTACCATAAATTGTATACGATGTTGTGCTATTTTGAACAACTCGAATAGTTGATGGACAGCCACTATTAATTCCAAGTGATGTATTTCTAAATGCTAATCCATCACCATAAAAACCACCTTGATTTGAAGAACCATTAGATGTTTTAAAGTACAACTCTGTTACTTGGTTTTGTGTTGCGTCTGCATTAAATCCGACATGCGCAACTATACGCATATACAGCGTATATCCAATCTGGGCTGTTGTCCAACTTCCTAGATTAATCCAGGAAGATGATCCACCAGTGTCTGGAATTGTATATGCTGTAGCGCCAACAGCACCTTGTCGACCTTGCGCGCCTTGCACACCTTGATGACCTTGTGCTCCCTGTACGCCTTGAGCACCTTGTGCACCAACTGATCCTTGAGCGCCAGCAGCACCTTGCGCACCTACAGAACCTTGTGCTCCTGTTGCACCCTGTGCACCTTGCGCTCCCTGTGCTCCAACTGCACCCTGCGCACCGACTGCGCCTTGGAATCCTTGCGCTCCCTGCGCTCCAACGGCACCTTGAGCACCAACAGCTCCTTGAGCACCAACTGTACCTTGCACACCTTGAAATCCTTGAGCGCCTTGAGCACCTACTGCTCCTTGAGCACCAACAGCACCCTGTGCTCCGACAGCACCTTGAGCACCTACTGCTCCTTGTGCTCCTACTGTTCCTTGTACACCTTGTGCACCTTGAGCGCCGACAGCGCCCTGCGCACCAATTGTTCCTTGTGCTCCTACTGTTCCTTGTACACCCTGGAATCCTTGAGCACCTTGTATGCCTTGAGCACCTTGAATACCTTGAGATCCTTGAGCACCAACATCGCCCTGCTGACCTTGTGCGCCTTGTATGCCTTGTGCGCCCTGCGCTCCAATTTCGCCTTGTCGTCCTTGGAATCCTTGTGAACCTTGTGCACCGATTTCGCCTTGTACACCTTGGAATCCTTGTGCACCCTGCACACCCTGGAAACCTTGTGCGCCCTGCACGCCTTGCGAACCTTGTATGCCTTGCGAACCCTGGACTCCTTGTGCACCTTGTGCACCAGCATCACCTTTATCACCAGTTCGAACAAAAGTAATAATTACATTGCTTGAATCTGGCAACGATGTTATACCAGAAACATGTGCTGTTGGAACACTAAAATATCCACTATTATGAGTATGTGTTCCAGTTACATTGAAAAATGCAAACTGTAGAATGTTTGCAGTGTTGGCTAACTTATATGTGCCTTTTATTGATGAAGTTGAATCATCAATTGTTTGAAGATAATTGAAAACATTTATTGCACTTACATCAGTATCATTAATAAAAAGAGTTGTGACACCTGTAAATGTGACACTGTCAAATTTAAGATTACCTGTTCCTGGGTTTGCGCTTGCTGTATTTGTTAGATAAATGAAGTCAAAACTTGCACCACCGAACGAACCAGTTTCTCCTTGTACACCTTGATAACCTTGCGATCCTTGTGCTCCCTGGAATCCTTGAGCACCTTGTGCGCCTTGTTGACCTTGCGATCCTTGAATTCCTTGTGATCCCTGCGCGCCAATTATACCTTGATGACCCTGAAAGCCTTGAGCACCAGCAGCACCCTGCACACCCTGAGCGCCGACATCTCCCTGTACACCTTGTGCGCCTTGAACACCTTGGAAACCTTGGTGTCCCTGCGAACCTTGAGCACCGATCTCACCTTGAACTCCCTGAGCACCTTGAGCACCGATCTGACCTTGCTGTCCCTGTGAACCCTGTACACCTTGATGACCCTGAGATCCTTGTACACCTTGGAATCCTTGTGCTCCCTGTGATCCAATCTCACCTTGAACTCCCTGCGAACCTTGAACACCTTGATGACCTTGTGAACCTTGAAAACCTTGAGCACCGATGAGTGTTGGATCTGAAGCATTGACAGAAAATGCAATATTTGCAAAAGAACCAGAAGAAGAAACCGCAACGTTAATCGTGCTAGTGTTATTAAAGTTTAAACTCGCATTAGCGATAGACAGAGAATTATTTGCATAAACTGCTACGGTATTCGCAGCATTGTTTGCTTTATTATACGCATCAGTTGCGCTGCCTGTTGATGTATTTGCTTGTGTATAAGCATCATTCGCCTGATCGTACGCATTGTTGGCTTGCTCATGTGCAGCAACAATTCGAGTTTCTAAATTTTGGACTTGATAAATTCTTGGATTAGACATGTTTTATCTCAGTTTATCAATCGTAGGTGTGATGGAGTTGGTAATCCAATATCTGTAAAAAAGTTTTCAGTGTAAATATCAAAGGCAATTCCAAAACTATATGTATATAAACTTTAATTTGTCAATTGCTCATTGATAATTTTTTGAAAGATGCTTACAGCACCAGGTGGAACTGATGCATTGAGCCAATCTAAAATTATATCATCTGTAATTTGATCATACGGAACATAGTTATCTTTGTTAAAAAC